GCCCTGCCCCCCTGTGTAGAGGGTAGACACCATGTCTATTCGTTCCTTCATTGCTTGGACCTCAGACTCATTGTCATCATCCTCTGCAACATAGTTTGCCATCAATTCCAGTCGGGAATAGAATACCTTTTGCTTTGCAATGAGTTCCAGGGTCTTATTGATGTGCTCAATCTTCTGTTGAGGATCAAAATCCTGAAAGTTTTGAGACATTTTAAGCAGATCTGTGTAGGTATCTTGCAGATCGTTAAGTTCTTCCTGAACTACTTCTGATTTGAAAAATTCTTCGCTCATAGTTTTCCTCCCACCACTCCGTCATTAACGACACGAGTGTGTTCGTCTAGTGTTCCTTCTTGTAATGCTTTGAGATGCCACCGAGTGACATTCAGGACAGTATCATACTCTAATCCAGAGATGAAGTGCTGCCCCAGAGGTTCTTTCAGAATGCTAATATGCATACCGAAACGAGACTTCATAATGTAGAAAGCATCATCAATCCACTCAACATCCTCAGGAATACTCTTCTCCACGGTGCCACCGAAGGAGTGCGACAACTTAGATAGGTAAGATGCCACGGGTTGTTCGCTTGATACAGTTGAGTTGTTGGGCATTGGCTTTGATTTTGTCTTTAAGGGGTTTGCTGATAAGTTTACCGACCATTTCAAATTCGATCTCGTATTCTTCACAGACTGATGCAACTGCTTCGATGTAATTGATCAGACCATTATTATTTTGGACAGTATGTTCAACGAGAGCACTGAACTTGTTCTGAGTCATAAAGTTTTCTTCGAGTTCTTTCACTTAGCGACCCTCTCCTGATGGTATCTGTAATCTTTGATCCACTTACAGAGAGTGTCGATGTAAGGTATCTTATCATACTTTTGTACGACCTGGGTCTCCCCATTCTCTGCAACAGAAAGTGTCACAAGTTTCTTGACCTCTACACCAGTACGCTCCCAATACATGTAAGCATATGCTGCCTCTTGCACGAAATACTTCTCCAACCAAGATTCTTTTTTGAGTTCCTTGGTTGTCTTGAAGTCAATGATTGCTAACTCACCATCAAACTCAGCAATGCAATCAACACGACCAGCAACGCATAGATCAGAAGAATAAAGAGGGGCTTCAAGACAGTGAATGTTATCAATACGATCAAGAGTCTTACGAGCAAACCCAAAAAGGTACGAGGCAAGACCTTCGCCTTCCTTAACCTTCTCCACGTTACCCAAGAGGTAATTTTCGACGATGCCATGATACTTTGTTCCTCTCCATGATGCTGAACGGCGGATCTTCTCCGCCTCTGTCCACCCGATACGTTGTTCCCACTTACGGATGCCTTCGATCGACTGGTGTCCCACGACAGTAGTCACTGAGGGATACCAGTTACCCTCAGGTGACTTATAGAAACGACCCCTTTCACCTGTCCTACTTTCAAGTTCATCTAACTCTTTGGCAGGACCTACATGATTAAAAACTTTCATCAACCAAATCCGAGATTAATTTTACTAACAAGGTACTCTCTAACAAGACCAGACCTAACGATATCTGTAATACCAAACTCAACACACTCAAACGAGGGCATGGTTTGCAGAATCTTCATGAAGTCTAGCACACCTGTACGTTCATTGCTCTTGATAAGGTCCGACTGAGTGTAGTCACCAGAGAAAATAATCTTGGCGTCTTCACCAGTACGAGTGATGATTGAATCAAGTTCATGGAAGTTCAGGTTAGAGAACTCATCCACAATGATAATACATTTGTCAAGAGTGACACCACGAATGAATGAGGTAGACCAGAAAGAGATAGTCTCTTGTGCTCTCAGATTGTCATAGAGCATCTCAAAACTATTGTCATCTGGCATCTGGAACATGTACTTCACCATATTTTTATATGGAATCTGGTACAGGTTACTCTTATCCTCATGGTCACCTGGCAGGAAACCAATCTCTCTGGTAGGAACCAGGGAGCGGACCATATAGATCTTCTCATAGGGGGACTCGGGGTCCAGCACCTGCTGCATGGCAAGATAAAGACTGATGAATGTCTTACCAGTACCAGCAGCACCGTGCAGGACTAAGTTCTTACCCTCAGCATAAGCATTGAAGACCTTTTCTTGATTATCCGTTAGTGGTTCGATCGATTTGAGGTGATCAAGATTGATCGGTTTTTTCCTTCGCATTTGCTTGGCAGTCATACCATTCATGTTCGGGGTCTTCTGACGCTTTCTGGTTGCAGGCATATCAAGTATAGTTCGAGAGGTTGGCACCAGGGTGAGCTGATTGAATCTTTTGCATTACGCTCTTGAATCCATCAGACTGCTTGGGAATACCATAAGTAGTACCGTTGATTTGATTACCAAAGTACCGCTCTAATTCTGGATGCTCGTCTTTGTATTTATCGAGGTCGTGAATCGAGAGTCTGACTTCGGTAATCTCGTTAGTCTCTTTGTTTCTAAATTCGTAGGTAGGCATATCACCTCTTGTTCTGTGGGAGTGGAGTAGCAAATAGGATAGTTGCTGACGGAACAGATGCTTCAAAGAGACGCTTGGCCTCTTGCTGGTGAGATGCATCGACTCTTTTTGTGAACCTTTTGTTCCCCGAAGAGGGGATTTTATAGGTAATCTCGTAGGGATACTGTTTCATTAGTCAATCCTCAATGCTGGTTGAATACAATTACACTCATCAAGATGCTGAGTGCATCCACAGTCACCCTCAGGGCACCATTCCAGCGCCTTGGCAGTGTCTGGGAACTGGCAGATGAAATGCTTCCTACACATCTCTGCAATCTCCATGTGCTCCTTCTGAGTGCCGTTGGCAGAGCGCAAGTTGATGTAATGGATCCACGAACGAACTGAGCCTGTCATGTAAAGTTTAGTAGGTACAGCGAGAGGCAGCACAAAACGAGCACACTCCTTTGCAATGCCTGCTTCAAGCATCTCTTGATAGATACGCATAGCATCAGCAAAGTGATGCTGCATCAAGATCTCATACTTCTGAACAACGAACGGATCCAGATCATCAATACTGTTCTGACGATTCTTCGTGTCTTGACGACGAAGTTCTGGAAGGGGAATAGTATCTGCCAACATGGAACTGTCAGCATACCGCTGTGAAAACTCTTGATATGTGAACGAACGGTGACGTAAAATTTGAGCCGCCAGTCCACGAGTGGTGGTGATTTCCAAGGTCATGTGTGCTTGCTCAAACACAGACCAGTGCCCATGCTTAATACAATAACCAAGGAGACCTGCTACCTTAGGGTTGTCCTGATTAGAGGGGTTGCTCACACGAGCAACATACCCCATAGTTTTTTCTGCATCAGGAGTTACAGATACAAGACATACTTTTTGATTCATTTCAATAACACACGGGACAGAATGTAGAGACCTACTGACTGGACGTATCCTATCACAGGAAGACCAAACAGTGCAGGCATACACAAATTCCATGCTGCCCACACAACGAAGGGAGCAAAGATAATTCCAAGAAGACCAATGGTAGTATTCACTGCCATCTGCTTCGCTTCATTACTAGGTTCTTCCTCTTCGTTCTCAGGTTTATTTAATTTTATTGTGTAAACTGAGTTACTCATTTCTTTTTCTTATCAGGAGATTTGTTACCACCACCCCATAGTTTAGGGTTTACTCTCCCTTCTGTCTGCGTCATGTTAATTAAATCGTGACGATAATGGTCCCAATAATGATCAAAGATGTCCACTCTCTTTGGAGCAACAGCAATGTCAAACTTGGTGATTCCATCTTGCAGGTATTCAATTAGATACGCTGTGTAAGGAAGAGATCTATCTTGTCCGATAGATGGATCGCAGTCTTTGTAAATTATTTTAACCTTCAAGATCTACCGCCCCACTGGATACTTGGGAACGCCTCAGATACACATGCCTTGGTAACCTTGTAACGCTTACCCAGTTCCTTGTCCTTTGCTTTGATAACAACCTCTGCCTCATCAGGATGCAGACCTTCGAGCAGTTGAATGAACATCTGCTCACGCTTCATGCCACTGATGTTAGATCCACCCTTGAAGAAGTGGTGCAGCAGTCGTGCTTCATGTTCCAGTTTGGTGTGCTCAGTGCCAACAGGTGCTTCGTTCTTATTGAAGGGAGGAGCACCCTCAGGCAGCAGCGAGACCACACTCTCATCATAGTTAATGATAAGCACAGACTTCAATGCTGCGCTCTCATTATCTTTGAGGATCTTGATCTTTTCTGCTTTGGTCTTTGCGTTGTGTGCCTTTTGTAGGATTTCGGAGATTAGCAATTTCATTTCAAAAATCAGTAATGTTGTCGAGCATCTCATTCAACTCATGACGAGCAAAATAGACGTAGAGTTGACCCCTGGCTGGGGGTTCAGAAGATTCAAACATATTTATGATGTCCGTATGAACCTCATCAGGAATACATTCAAAGTCAATGAGTTTCCTGTTGCGCTCATAGTTAACCAAGGTTTCGTTGTTACAGAACTCCTCGGGAGATTGTTCAACCCAGCGAGCAAGTTTAAGTTTGGAGATAGGACGTTGCCTTTTCTCCTCAACGAACGTGTCATCATCAGACAGATAGTTGGGGATGCCATCACCTCGGTCGCCCTTGATGATGTGCTCCAACAGATACTGCTTCGGATCTTCGCATTGTACAAACTTCTTTTGGATAGGGTTGTATTGATCAACAAATCTATACTTTTGAAGTTGTTGGAAGTCCTTGTCACCTGACAAGATCAGGACTTTCTGTGGGGGTTGCATGTTGTTCTGCAACCTGATGTTTCGGTATGCCTGATCTTTGACCAGAGATGCAATGATATCATCTGCTTCTGCACCATCAACATCGATGACTTTGTAAGGAAGAAACTCTCTGATCTCATCACGAATGTGATTCAGGACTTCAAAGATCTCATTCCAATCAAGTTTAGACTTTTCACGGTCTCTCTTACGGGTGCCTTTGTAGTAAGGGAATGCTTTCCGACGCCAGTAATTCTTACTATCATAACAAAGGACCAGTTCACCATATTCCTTACCAAACTTACTGCGATAGAAACGCAGAGAGTTCAGCACCATATGGCGGACCAGTCCTTCGCTAATAGTTGTAGATGTACTCGTCAAGGAAACCATCAGGTTGCTGATGCAAACCTGATTCATGTCAACAAGGATCATTAGACCTCAATCGTCTTCGTCATACATCATATCATCTTCATCATCAATGTGCAAGTAGATAAGGGGTTGGTCAGTGAGCATACCGTCCTCATCATACATCTCAGGATGCATAACGACTCGTGCATAGTCTGCACGGTCAACCCACACATCAAAGATATGCTTTAAGTTCCAGGATGCTAAGAATCCCAGAACAAAACTTCCAATCGTGAGGAAGAAGGCGATGTAAAGAAATGAAGCATCTGCCATGGCGTTCCTCCTATGCGGTCTAAGTATTTATGGGAGAATCCAGATAATTCTCCGAGTATGCTACATCCCACAACTCACTGAGGATAGTATCATACTCTTTGTACTCTGAACTGTTGATAAGACTCACCTGCTTAGCACGAACGGCATTGTAGATAAGTTTCCATTGATGATGATTGAGATTCATTTGTTTCTCTTCACTTTGGTTCCAGGTTTGCGTCCTGGTTTACGTTCTGCATGATACTGCCACGCATCTTGAAGTATACCATAGAGGTATTCCTTGATCTTTCTTGCTTTTGGTTTGGGGATGTGACCATATGCCTCACGAAGAGTCTTGTCACCACCCTTAATGTAACCTTCCAGATCAAGAATTACCTCATTAAGTTGAGCAGCAGACGTAGATTCAATGAACTCATTGACCTGACGACGTGTCCACTTATTAGTTTTCAAGTATGGATATAGTTTGAAGAGATACTTCTGCTCGGTCATGGCAAGATCTATGGACTTGTCAATCAGTTCGTAGAGTTCTGCTTCGTTAATTGCACTCATTACAAATACTTGTTTTCTCTCAGATATTTAATGGACTCAGTGCATCCACCTGTCCGTTGTCCGTTAATCAGAACCTGTGGGAAGGTTGCTGCTTGTCCAAACTCACGCTTGAATTGATCACGAGTGAACTGTTGGTCGAGGACGTATTCAATATACTCCCATCCTCTCATTCTGTAAACCTCTTTAATTTTTGTACAGTATGGGCAACCAGGACGTGTATAGATTACGGTGCCACCAGGATTCTTTGCCATGTCTTAATGAATAGAGAATAAAAAAGGGGAGCAGTGCTCCCCCAGTATATATTATCGCTTGTCTAATCAGAAGGTGAATTTCAGACCAGCCTTGGTGCCGTAGCTACGGTCAACACCAGCAACGCCACTGCCAACGAAGGAGACTTCGCCGTAAGCAGACAGTTGATCGGTCAGACCAGCAGACAGACCTGCCTTACCCGAAGGAACGGTGTCAGAAGCGCCACCGTCAGGAGCGACGATAGTAGCACC